CACCCGTGGCGATGGCCCTGATTTCGGGACCTGTTAAGTGCATCGCATCCGTGCGGAAATCCTTGAACGCCTCCATCGTGACGGGGACGAGTGGTTGGACGAGTTCATAAATTGCGTTCGCGTATTCACGGATTTCCATTTGTGCGTGTTCATCCATACGCAGGTGAAGGTAGTGCATGAGATTATGGAGATTGATCTTCCAATAGAATTCCGTGTACGTCGATTGTGGGAGGTTGCCACGTGCCTGTTCTCGGCACGTGCCCCTGTCGAGAAGGTCCTGGTACAACTCAAACGATTCATTGAGCTTTTCAGAAACTTTAGAGGATAATTCGTCACCGACATCCACGACACCTTCCGAACCCTGATTGTTTACTTTGGATTGCCCGCGTAGAACGTCGGGTTCGTAGTACTGTTTCGGTACGACGGAGTATCTGGCGGAGAGTTCGTTGATGCTGGCCATGCGGTGGCGCATATGCTGTCGAGCGATATAGATGGGCATTTTGATGTGAAACTTGAATTCCACCATTTCGAAGGGTGTGGTGTGCCAGTGTCTAAGGAGATATCGAATAAGTCCCCGATCTCCTCTTGAGGTTTTAGTCCCATCTCCATACGAGACTCGGGCGGATTGTACGATGGCCGCATCCAAATCTTCCCGAGGCATGTGGTCCACGAGGCGAACAAACCCGTGATCCAAGACATCTTTCTGCATGATTAATTATATAATGGGTTAAATCTTTAATTCCATGACATCCGTTCTCTCAGGCGCCTTAGCAAATAAGGGGTAAGTTCTATCATGTTTCCAAACGGAACGTATCTGTAATCGATGCCTATGTTTTTGCCCATTCCTAAAAGTTGTGCGGTCACGTATTGATCCTTGTCAAACTTCGTCGCGTATCTGAGTGATCGTTCGTTATGCGTCGCTATGATGGTATGTACGTGTGGACACACGAGTGAGTACGCCATCGCTTTCGCGTATTCATTGTCTACGTGTGCCTTATCAGAAAACAGACCTTCTTGTGTTCTCAAGTAGGCACCCCGAACGAGCTTTGCACCGAGCATGACCCCATCTTTTTGTGTGTCGTCCATGTCACACAGAAGTTCTTGCATCGCCCGCATTCTATACATTTGGTAGGTCTTGTATACATGAACAGCACTTCGCGTGTTGTGTTCCGCCATCATATCGTAACATATGTCTGGGTACAATACGTCTTCGGCGTCTATGCAAATCTTTACACCGTGTTTCTTAGCTGTTTTTATGATGGAGTGTGTACAGTCCCTTGCCGTAGATTTAGACTCCCTCGAACCAAAACTCGTGAGTTTTATGGCACACATGGATTCCGGTGGGAGTGTTTTGATGACACTCTCTGTGGTACGCATAACTTCGAATGCGTCTCTTAATTTACAATTTTCTTTCGCGTAATCGACTATGACTTTTTCGCCCCTTCTGTGTATGATTTCTAAAACACGTGGAAGTTCTTTGAATGTTGCCGCATATCTGAGCATTACTTTACTTTAGATATTTTTCGTCTAAGTCATTTTTCAATCCGTCTATGTCTTTGTAGTATCTTCTCAAGTCTTTCATAAACCGTTTGTTTTTCTCGAGACATTCACATTCGGGTTTGTTAAGGTAAATCCACGCGAGATTAGACTTTGAGTATTTAGATTCCTTTTGATTTTGATTGGGTCTTCTCGGAATGACTTTCTTTTTCACAGTCTTCTTGAGAGGCTCCGTACGCTTCGTGAAACTGATGGCTTGCATCACCGTGTCTGCGAGATCGTCTTTCTTTTTGGACTCTTTGAATATTGGGAGCCAATGAGCGTTAATGGAATTGGCATTTAAAAATGCTTCGCATCTTTCAATAGATACTTTCTTTCGTTTGAGATACTGAGCTTTACCTGGTCCACACACATCTGGAATCTTAAACTTGGCGTCGTAAATGATAGTTTCGGATTTAGGAGCTTTTATGACAAAGTACGCGTGTAAAAAGTTTTCTACCATTTTCATTTTCTTGTTTCGGTCGGGTTGTTTCTCTATCAGGACGACATCTGATTCTAAGACCCACGGTCGTTCATCGAGGTGATTTCGCATCGACACGAATATACCATCTTTAGACTCAGGCGGAACACCCGATACATCCCAGTTCGCAACGAGATTTGACTCTTCATTAAATTGACAAATGGCTAAGTTACGTATACCTACGTCTATGCTAAGTATCATTGACTTAAAGGAAATTTATTTCTTTATATACTGTAAATGAAGAAAGTTAACCCAGTCGTATTGATCGCCCTCGTATTGCTAGTTGTAGCCCTCTTGTTACCAATGGGTACAACGGAAGGATACAGGGGATTCCGTGATCGATTCAGAAAGATGCAAGAAAATCGCCGACGTAGACGCCGACAAAAAGATATAGAGCGCCGGCGCAGAGCCGCCGCTCGCGCCAGAGAAGCTCGATTTAGAGCTATGCAAAGACGTGGAACCGGGCCACGCGGACCAATCGGACCACGTGGACAACCACGTGGCGCACCAGTCAATTAATTTCTATATGTATCTTAAATGAAGATAGGCAATCGGTTAAATACGGTAGCTTTGGTCATATCTATTATTGTCGTCGTCATGTGGTTAGCTTCTATCAGGATGCGAGAAAACTTGGAGGGTGACTCCAAGGCTCTCAAATACGTGAAAGATGCCGCACCCGAAAAGTTCCTCAATCCATACATCATTTATGGACTTGCGAAAGAAACCACGGATGATGAAGAAAAGCTTGCTAGAATCATACCACTCGCTAAGGCAAATAAGCGCGATGCTTTAATTGAACATCTCGAATCTTTGTAAATGTATTTTTGTTTTTAGTGGTCACAGTACACCACAGAGAACAAAAATGTAATTAAATTATCTAAACGCGCGACTCGCCGCGGAGTTCATAGCTTTTTGACCAGCTGGGGACTTACCGAGTGCAACCATCGCGGCAACCAAAATGAGTACACACACCACCGACGCGATGGCGGCGTACATGAATGGACCCGCGAACGCATTACCGACGGAATCCACGACTTCGGCAACACCACCCGCTTTGGTGGACAATTTGGCTTCAGTTTCGGTGATGGTCTCATTAATGACCTTGTTGCTCGTAGTGGCGGAAAGAATGTTCTGACTCACCGTTTGTGCAGCGATGTCCGCGGAAATGTTTTGCTTGAAAACAAGTTCTTCACTATTTGGGCAAATCGTGTTATCGATGTTTATTTCACCATCTTGAATATTAATAGCCTTGTTTACAGTTTCAGTGAGGTTGTTTGTTTCTAGTTCTGTGTGCACAATATTCTTAATTTCATTGTTTATGTTTTGTTCAACATTTTGACGATCACCAAATTGCAGGTTACCCATTTGTGTTTGTTTGTCGAGTGCGCCACTGACTTGAGATTGCATGGCGGACACGAGTTCATTTTCGATTGATTGGAAATTGTTTACGATTTGTTCAGTTTGAGACATGATACTCGCTTCGGCAGCTTGCTCCATGATAATTTTACAACCAATGTTGTTCTTGATGTTGATCTTCATACCTTGGATGTTTTCTATGATATTCGTAGTACTCGTAGTGTTATTTACCACGGAGTTGTACATCATTTCGTTCAACATATTCATGTTAAGATTTTGCTTGATGGTAGTACTTCCTCCTCCACCCATGGTGACTTTGAGATGTACTGAGAAAAAAATATATGCTTAAAGACATATATATAAATTTAAATTATGTGGTGTTGGTGGTGTTGTCACCCATTCGAAGGAGAAACTCTTGAATTACCATACAAGTACGATGAAAAGCGTAATAAATTTTATACGTGTGGTGGATTCTGCTCCTGGAGTTGCATGAAGCGTTATGCGATAGATAAATATGGAATCACGCGAGGTGGAATCATATGCAGTAACATCATAATTATGCGCAAAAAGTTGTATAACAAACTTGGTTCTATAACTATGGCGCCTCTTCGAGAACAATTAGACGTGTTTGGTGGTGATCTTACCATAGAAGAATTTAGAAGTAATAGCCTGATAGACAAAGAGAAACCTAGAGAAATAGACAAGAAGCCATTAGAAGACCGAGTCATACCGATTATTTCAAACACGAAAAAGATGGATGAAATAAACAGATCGACTGGTAAGAATGAAACTCTCAAATTGAAAAGAGAGAAGCCACTAAAAAGAAACCAAAACAATTTGGAATCTGCATTGGGGTTAATCATTAAGCCCAAATCTTAAAAGTCTGCGTTGTTTATTCGTTGGTTTTGATTTGGGTATGTGTTTAGAATTGAAACTATCTATCCATGCTTCCCCGTCATAGGCTCTCCAACGTAACCCGTATTTCTCTATAACCTTTCTGCACAAAACACACGGAAGGGATACACCATTACCATAACTAGTTTCCCTGTATATGACGAGTGTACCAAACTTCCTTTTTACCCACGCAGCAAACTGATGTATTCTGTTACCACGTTTTAGACATTCGTGTTTGAGCGCTTTTATCATTCTGCGTTCTGCGCAACATATGCAATCACTTTCGAAAAGCGCGAAAGTGGCGCGTCGTATGCGTTGTAACAATCGGATAACTCGGCATTTTTACCTGAGTATCAATCGATCCTCCTTTTTAATAGAGTTACAGTTGTCACACGCGTGACCCTCAAATACAAACGAACATGTGTCACACTCGTTGAGTACGCGAATGTTCCTTTGTACAAGTTTATCTTCTGAATACAGGATTAAATCCCTAATAGTGTAAATACCGTACATTACCATGGTTTCCAGAGACGGAAACTTCATCTACTTTCCAAAGCAACCGCAACCTTTAGTTATCTTTAGCATCACCGAGAAGCTGTCAATCATTGGTGGAACCATTTTCTTGAGAACGACTTCGAGTTCAGAGTCTTCTTCTCCATCGTCAATGTCTTCGATGATAGAGTAGATCAAGTCGATGACGAGTTCCTTCTTTTCTGGACCACGGAGAACCTTAATCTTGTTGACTTCCATCATGAGGGAAGACACGACACCACAAATGTTTTCCTTGTTGATGCCAGTCTTTCTGTATCGGTTGGCGAGTGCCTTTACGCGGTCAACGACGATCTTAACTTCTTTGGACTTTTCTGAAGTACCATATCCAGCGAGGACGGATTCTGGGGAGTTGCTCATTTTATATATAGCTTACAAATATTTTCTTTAACAATTATAATGAACGTAGACAACACACTCTTTTTTGTGGCTACGTCAATAGGTTTGTATCAAATCATGAATGAATTCAATGACGTGTACAACATGAAAAATGTGGAGGACTACAACATGCAGTACGTGATATCTGGTATAATAGCGAGTAGTATATGGAGTGTGTATCAATTCAGAAATGGGTCTAATTATTATGCAATTTATTCTCTTCTAGGTGTAATACTTGGTTTGTATACAATTGCACAGATTCGGCGGAATTCGAAAAACGAGGAGTAAACTCTGTATGTTTTGCGACTTTTCCTATGAATTCAAGCATTTTGCATTTTTCTTCGAACGTCAATCTTCCTGTCTTTTGCATCACATGAGACAGGAGCATTAATAGAATTCGAATAGAATCCGTGACGTGCATCTATTGTTGTGCACACACTTTAAATAAGAGGACTTTACCTGCGTTCGATACATCTTGCATGTATGCATCATAAAATTGCCCTGCTGTGAGGGTCTTTCCGGTGAGGTATGTAATTCTTATGGTTTCAGACTTTTTGAATTCTTCCACTGCATCTTTGTGTTTGGCACACCACCCCTTAATTCGGTCTATGTGTGGCTGAGAACGCGCAATCTTTTCATCTCGTGCCTTTTGTTCAACCGCGACAACCTTCATGTAATCCATGTAATCTTCAATTTCTCTGAAATCAGCCGCAGTTTTGAGTGGTGGAACTATCTCTGTACCAGCAGCAATGGCGTCGATGAGTATACCTTTGATTTTGTCGAGTTCATACTTTTGTACATAGAATTCTTCGGTGCCTTCTATTTTACCAGTTTGCTTGGCCCTCATACCAATGATTCCCCCTGTGATTGATGATATACAGCACAGTACCAATATAATTATGATAATATTTTTGGTGTTCATCTATCATATGTCAATATTAATTTCTCGTGATAACATATACAATGTTTAAGAAATTCTCACAGGGTGCTGGTGCTGGTATATCTCGAGGTGTTAAGTCGGGTGCCGCTTCTATCGGTAGAGGTATGTCAAAAGTCACAAGTTCCGCGGCTGTCGTGGATACAGCTACAGCTTTGCAAAAACAAAAGTTTGATTTGAAGATGAAAACGGGAACACTGGTGTCTATAGTCTTTCTTCTCATATTCTACATTTCAGTAAGCGCGATTGGTATAAATGTGCTCAACAGATGTGCATTGACCGAAGATTCTAAGAACTTGCAAAACATAAAGGGGTATTTCAGTCACACACTCGCTATGGCGATCGGCGTGGTCGTTACTTTGTTGACTATTCAATTATTCACCGCCGAGCTTTCGGCTTTCTACGTGTTGTTCTCCTTGATGGGTGCCGTTGGTTCATACATGTTGATAAATGTTATAAACAAATGTGATCCAGCTGACAAGAAGGGTAAGGTGGCCTACGCCGGTATTTCTGCGGCTGTGAACACGATTATGTTATTCGTGTGCGGATATATGCTCATGAAAGGTGGCAAGATCGCTCGTAAAGCTGAACAGGCGCAGCTGCTGTCTGGTCCACCAAGATCCATATTGAAGGGTCCAAGAGTGACCTGGGATAATCAGTAATGAGTTAAAGATTTAATGTGGTAGTTTTGTAATGCTCATAACTGAACCCGATTGGAAAGGTATGAGATCGAGTGGTTATGGCCGTGTGCACATAGGAAATAACACAGTCATAAGAGAATATACCGTTATAAATAAACCTACAGATAAAGTTACATACATAGGCGACAATTGTTACATAATGAATAGGTGTTTCGTGGGTCATGATTCACACATCGGAGATGGTGTTCAATTGAATCCGGGGTGTAGTATCGCCGGATACGTAAATATAGGTGACTATTCTCATATAGGAATGAATGCATCTGTACACCAGAGATCAACTATAGGTAAATATTGTGTGATTGGTGCAGGTAGCTTCTTCAAAGGAGAATCTCCCGATGGAATCGTATGGGGCGGTGTTCCCGCTAGACCAATCAAGGTAAATGAGATTGGTATAGAGAGATCTAATCTTTCGAATGATGAAAAACGCGAATTACTCAAAGTTTCTAAAAGCTTTGTTGACAACTTCAAGTGTTCGAGCGATGTCTAATGGGTATCCAATTGAATTCCTCGACATGAAATGTTTTATATTCATTTCGATTGCATCCGTTTTATGTATGTATTCTGCATTTTCTATAAAAAATTCATTTTCAGATGACCATCTATATACATTGTCTTTACAGTAAAGACTTATGTTTCGGCTCTTTTTCATAGAAGTGTTACTGACTTCTATGTTAAACGTGATGTCATCACATACCCCGTTTATTAAAACCGATTTATCGCTCGCGTAAGGTACATTTATATTTTTTATACTTTTCTTAGATTTTATGAGCAGAAACATGAGTATAGATATCGGGTGAATCGCGAGATCCTCTACTATGTTCACATCTTTTGGTATCATGGTTCCGTTATTTAACCATTTCATTTCGATGTGTTTCACACCTTCACACTCACCGAGGCGTTTTATGGCATTATGTTGTAACCAAGTGAAATCACAATATAAAAATGTATCATCTGGTTTTTTGGAAAATATATCGAGGGTATCTTCTAGCGAGGGGCATATGGGCTTTTCTACCCATATATTTTTTACACCTTTTGAAAACAAATCGAGTAAAATTGAGTGATGTGTACTCGCGGGTGTAGTAACAAAGTATCTATCTTCCTCTAAAAATACCACACTCTCTAGACTTTTAAAATCTGCACTTGAGTTGTATGGATCTACTGTGATGACGTTATATTCCAATTTTTTGAGTTTTGATTTCAGTATGTTACCAAAATAACCCAAACCAATTATGACACAATTCATTATTAAAGAATAACACGTAATCTTTAATAATGAAGATTCCATATAATGATTTGTCTAGAATTCACGATCCATTGAAACAATCGTTTCATGATGCACTCGATAAGGTGCTAGACACGTGTGGTTTTGTGGGAGACACAAAGTTTGCCGAGGAATTTAAAAAGTATACAAAGTCTGAGCATTGTGTCACATGTAATAGTGGAACTGACGCTATTTACATAGCCATAAAATCACTCGAACTTAAACCTGGATCTCGTATAGCTGTGCCAGCTATATCTTATGCCGCGACCGCTATGGCAGTCGTAAACGCCGGTCACACACCGGTTTTCGTAGATGTGGACCCACAAAGTGGTCTCATGTTAGTGGATACCGTAAAGGATGTTGACTGTGTGATTCCTGTTCACTTGTATGGACAATGTGTGGATGTGAAAAAGTTATTGGATCTTGGTGTACCAATCATAGAAGATTGTGCACAGGCGCACGGTGCTCTCATAGACGGAAAACATGTGGGTAATTTCGGTGTCATAGGGTGCTTTTCGTTTTACCCAGGTAAGAATATGGGGGCACTTGGAGATGCAGGTGCGTGCATAACAAACGATGAAACTTTAGCTATAAAGATGAAGCAGTATGCAAGCCTCGGATCTCCGAAACACAATCGGTATGAACACAAAACGGATGGTATAAATTCACGCATGGATGGAATTCAAGGTTTGTTTTTATGTGAAAAAATGAAACACTTGGACGAATGGACGAATCAAAGGATATCACTCGCAGAGAGATACCAAAACGGCGCAGAATTTCCTAAGAGAAGCAAAGTTGGTAAAGACGTGTATCACGTATTTTATACGTTACAACAAGATAGGGAAAAGTATATAAAACACATGAATGATTTGGGGATTCAAACTGGTATACATTATCCCCATCCTTTACCAGAATTAGAGTGTTTCAGTGAGTACCACATTTTGTGCAAAAATGCAATTGAATTTTGTAAAAAATGTGTGAGTTTACCATTGTTTCCCCAAATGACGGACGAAGAATTGCAATTTACATTAAAGAGTCATACAGATTTTCATCTTCTCTGAGTTTAAGTTTACCATCTGTCCATCGATTGTTGTCTTTTTCTACAGCTTTTACGTGTAGTATAGCTAATTTTGGATGAGGTGAAAGTGGAACTTGCTTTTCACAACCCATTATAGATTCATGTAGACTGTTTCCATATTTTATTTTTGAAGGGTCATTTTTATAAACTCGGTCTATGTAGTCGGGCCAATTGACCCAATCACATTCGTTTACCACGAACCCGTGATCTTTGTACCACTGATCCGTAGCGCCTAAGCATATATTTATTCTTGGTACCTTCACTAGATCCGCATTTGTTTCGTCTATAATATTTTTTATATTTGTTATGAGTTTTTCTTTTGGCATTTCATCCGGGTCTATTATAAATATGTAGTCACCCGAACATTTAGTCGTGTGATAATTTCTGTGTGCACTGAAATCTCCGTCAAATTCTCTTTCACATGTCACTATATCATTTTTAAAATGTTCCAATACCCGCAAGACTTGTGGTGTCACGTGCTTCGTGTCAACCAGAACATTGATCTCGTCCTCGGCATCTTTCGTTCTTTTTAAAAATGAAATGAGTGAATACAAATCCTTTGATTCGTTGCACACCGTGATTGCATAAGACAACTTCATTACTATTAAAGAATAGACTATCTTTAACTTAAACATGATACCGAAGGTCATTCATAAAGTGATAATAGTCGATGATGGTAAACTTCCTGAACTTCCAGATGGTATGAAGAAAGCTATCGAAACATTTTATAGAATGAACCCCGGTTACAAAGTCAAATTATTTTCCGGAAATGATTGTGTGAATTACATCAAAGAACATTTTGATGATAAGATTCTTAAAGCGTACGAAAAATTGAAACCGTATTCATACAAGTGTGATTTAATGCGTCATCTCATTCTATACAACGAAGGTGGTTGGTATACCGACGCGAGAATGGTGTGTCTTAAACCATTGGAAACACTCGAAAAATACAACAAAGACTTTTATGTGTGTATAGATACACCCCAACAACAATTGTGTATGACCACTGGATTCATAGGTTCAATTCCAAAACACCCGATATCCAAAAAGATGATTGACATAATTTTGTGGAATGTCGATAATATGCATTACGGTATGGATTGCTTGGCGCCCACGGGACCGGGTGCGTATATAAATGCGTGTATTGATCACGTGCGTATGTTTCCACAAAAATGTATGATAGGAAGACACGTCATCGATAACGGTGAACAATTTATAGATTACGAATGTGGTCGCATTGCAAAAGTTAAGTACAATAATGCAAAGGGTGCGGACAATCGTGATATAAAAGGGGGTAACGATTACGGGGAAATGTGGAGAAATTGGGATGTCTACTTAGTCAATACGTAGATGTAAACCTTTGATTCTTCATCGGTTATAAACTCAGTCGTTACTCCTTCAATTCGAGATAAAATAAAATCTACAACCTTCCAGTTGTCGAAAATAGTGATATCCTCTATGATTAGTTTGGAACCCTTGTTCATTCTACTGATAAGTGAAATAATCGAGTTTACATCGGCTGTGATGTGGTGAAGACCGTCAATTACCGCAAAATCAAAAGACACGTCTTTGAACAGTTCATCAATTTCGCTCTTAACGAGTTGGTCAACTTTAGCAGTCTTGATGTTTTCTTCTTCAAACAGGATTTCTTCATCGATGTCGGCACCGTATACTTTGGAACCCTTGACGAAATCTCTAAAAGCCCTCAAAGATGCACCGGGCGTGGAGTCAAATCCTTGTTCTTCCTTGTAAAAGAACATGGTAGATGCGATGTTTGGATTCTTTGTCCCCATTCCAATTTCCAAGATGTTTATGTCCGACTTTGAAGAGAGTACATTACTGTAATATTTGTAATATGGATTTATAAATTTATCTGAACCATACTTTATAAACAAATTCTTTAGTTCTTCTTCTTTGTCATTTGCAAAATCATCATATTTTCTGACATTTGGAGAATAGTCCGTGAGTTCTATGCACTCTAACATGTTAGGAATAAAACTCCCCGCACCTTCTATCCAGAAATATGGATGATCTCTTGCACCAGTCGACTTAAAATACTTAGATAGGGGATATATGTTTAATTCATTCATGTTAATATAAACTTATATTTCCAAACCTTTAACTCTGTGATTAATTTCTTCAATTTATATAACATGCTCGAAGAAGAACTAGAAAGTCTTTGTAAAAGAAGATCGGAGTTAGACGAAATGATATCCGATCTTTACGAGCTAAAACCACTTTTAGAAAAGTGTGAAAATGACACAATTTTAAAAGGGTACGAAGAGTGTGACAACATAGGTTTATCTCTGAGCGAGTGGTATATACGCACTAAACCACTTTTTAAGGATCTCGTATCTTGGCTCAACATGTATTTCGAGCAAAAGGTGGAGATGACCGAAAAAATGGAAATTTTAAGGCATAGAGTGAAAACGCTTCGTCACGATCTCATCACATCATTTAATAAATCTTGAGAATTTCAGCGACCGCGGGATGTCTCAGGATATCCTCGTCGTGCATGATCACGTGTTCCACGTATTCAAATTCATTACCTTTGAGTTTGTGTACGAGATCAGCTAGTCCATTTTTCTTCCCCACTAGGTCACTTTGTTTCAAGTCACCCATGACAACCATCTTTGAGTTTTCACCCAGACGTGTGAGTAACATTTTCATTTGGTTGGGTGTACAGTTTTGCATCTCGTCACCTATGATGAATGCATCGTTGAATGTTCTACCGCGCATAAATCCAAGGGGTTCTACTCGAACTGCATATTCAAGTTGGTTACGTGTTAACTGCGTTTCAAATACATCCATCATTGGTCTAATCCAGGGTTCCATTTTACGTTCCATTTCACCCGGGAGATATCCCATATCTTCATCAGCCGCGACAATTGGGCGCGTGAGGATGATCTTTTTGCATTGTTTATTTTTGAGTTGATCCGCTGCATATTGACACGCAAACATAGTTTTACCAGAACCAGCTGGTCCGGTAGCTATGATTATAGGCTTTTGTGACTGTAGGATCTTCGCATACTCAATTTGACCTGGTGTTTTTGGGATATTCATCTAATATTACTTAAGGTTTTTTCTTTATTACATTATAAGATGAACTTTCACTTCATAACAGTTGGTCGAAGTAATCTGTCTACGATTACAGACCCAAAACATATACCAAGAGCTATATGTTTTGCAGATAAAGTGAATGCGACAAAATATATAGATTATCTTTCAATATACAGATCCAAATTTGGTAAGTGGCCAACCATCGATCTGAGTGAACCTATTTCCAAAATAGAACCAGAACATAAATTCAAACAGAGAACGCCAGAATATGTAAGAAAGTTTATAAAAATAAATACATTGCAGCAACACGAATTAAATAGTATATCCATGTCGAGTGGACTCTCATATTTCTATTGTCACATGTTCGATTACGACGAACAGATGACTCTATTGACAATACGAGGACAAGAGATAGATAGTCATGTAGATGAAAATATGTACAAAGATTGGCTTGAATCTAATTTAAAGAATGAATAATATTAATTATTCACAATGGGGTCTTTGGCTCTCAAATTTGATCCTTCGAAAAAGGAACACGCGGAATGGTTGAAGCAAGCGGGTGATAGCTTCAAGAAATCCATGCGTGAAAAGCACGATTTCATGAAGGATGTAAACAATAACCCAATATCCGATGAACAAATCAAGCCACAAGATTGGGCCCAACTTCACTTTGTGTTGGCTATGAAGTACACAGATGCTGTTTTCGATGGTTCGGCATACATCCCAAAATAAAAACTTAGCTTACATAAATGTTAACGGCAGTTTTGGCTTTGTTGTTGGTTTACCTTATTCTCAGGGAAACTGAATTGTATGTGCCACGTATTTTAGATGGCGACTGGGTTCCAACCATAAATGACACAGAAAGAAAGGGTGGACCATTTAACAAATGTTCCCCAGAATCTTTTGGTGAATGCGAAAAACCAGAATTTCGCTACTTAAGTCGATATTGATTTTGTAATAATTAAGTAAAAAGATATGATTCGAAAATACGTCAAGGACAAATACGCTGAAATCTTGGGACTTCCAAGTGATAGCGTCACGTGCGTGAATCTCGAGAAAAGTACACATAACTGGGCAGTGAAAAGAAGCACTTCGCTCGGCGACGTCGCCGCGGCGGATAACCCAAATCACATGAACCGTTATAAACATAAGTTTCTCCAGATTCAATATAATCTTAAAAATTCTCCCTGTTTAAAAGATCGAATTGTGAGCGGTGTTGTGAAAGCGTCAAATGTCGTGGATATGACACCGCAAGGAATGTGGCCAAATGGACCATGGGCTATAACAAAAGAAGCCTGTGTCGCGAAAGAAATGAAGAAGGAATATAACTCGAATGTACTGAAAGATCCCAATTACAAGGGTATTTTCAGGTGTAATCGTTGCAAGTCTTACAAGACTACGTACTATGAAATGCAAACAAGGAGCGCCGATGAACCAATGACTGTGTTTATCACGTGCCACAACTGTGATTCTAGGTGGAAATCTTGATTGTGTATTTCGAATGGGTTAAATCCGTATCTTTGTCGCCTACAGATAGTACATAGTTGTACCCAGTTTGCCTTTTTATGTTACCTTTGTTGTGTGCGGGAGTTATGTACAATTCGTCGTAATATATTCCATACATATACAATTGAAATTTGGTTAGTGTCTCTATACCAGGTATGTTTGGTCTCGCAGTAATTATGACTATTCTGTATCCTAATTTTACACAATCGTTTAATAATTGTATAATCGCATAATTAGGTCTTCCGTTTGTAAAAATAAGAGTATTATCTAAATCAAACATGACTGCATCTTTATAATTTACGTACCTTCCTTTCAATACATTCATAAGTTACTTTAAGAGTAGAAATTAAGTGTAGTAAATGATAGTAGACGTCGCGTTCGATGATGGTAGCATATCCATTTGTAAGTTACTCGAAGACATGGGTGATGAATATTTAGTGGATGAATTCATATGCAAACGAAATGGTACGTGTATGTTTAGTGGTAGACCACAGACAGTGTCTAGGGACTCGATATGTGGATATTATGATGTCACAGACATAGAAGACACTGGATTATACCGAAAGGTGTCTGAAAATACATACGAGCCCGTATATGATTCTGATGAAGATTACGAAGTTTCGAGTGAGTCCGAATCGGAATCACTATCTGATATCAGCCTGGAGGATGAAGAATAAAATATTTATTTACCATAAATGAAAAAGACCACCAACTACCTTCTCCCATTGTCTATAATTGCTTTGGTTGGTTTGTATGCCTTCGTGTATGAACCAAAGCCAAAGAAAGAAAAGTACTGCGCTTGTGGTAAATAAGACTTAAAAGATACACGCGTCTTTTTATAAATGGCGCCGTACAGACCACCTAACACGCATTACAGCGAATTAGATGTCTCGTCGTACGAGCAAGATGACATTTTCAAATTTGTAGGTAAGTCGGGAAAACGTTTCTACTGGCTCACTAGATTTTTAGATTTGTCCTATCTCTGGTACGACAAGAACCGCAAAGTCATTGAAATCTGGGGACCCTATGAATCTCTCCAGAATTTTCAGGCGCATCACGTGATAGAGTGTGAATTAAACCTAAGTTGTAATAAAGATTAAGAAAGTTAGATAATCATGTTCAAGAGACCTAGCATTCGAGTTAGAGAGCCCTGTACCACTATTTCGGATAGACCGAAAGAGGGTACATTTTTATATTCGATCATTAGACCCCAAAAGTGTCCACCTTACGAGAAGGAGCTCGTGTACATGCAAAATTATGATAACTACATAGACAACCTGAGAAAGTCATATGAGGAGAGCGGCGTCGAGTTCAAAATGCCGCAGAATGTGTTACCGTTACCAAAAACTGAACCACCCAGTAAGAAGAAAGGTGTGCACATTAATTTCATTGAAGATGTGGTGGTAAAGCTCAACGTTTTGAAATGCGGAAAAGTCAGAGTTAAGCTTCTTACACAAATGGCAACACTTCACGAAAAGTACTTTTCAAAGAACAAACTACCCCCGGTCAAAACTCTTTTAGCTGCACTCAAAGCTGTTGGGTACGATGAAGAATATGTGTCAGGTTTAGTTTCAAAGATAGAGAACAATAAAAATGCCATGAATGCCAGGTACAAAAAGCTGGAACTCGTGTTTAATAAACCATCTTCTTCGTCGAAGAAGAAAAAGAAAGAACCTGAACCCGAACCAGAAGCAGAAGATGAACCTGAAGAAGAGCCGGATGATGAAGAAAATGAAGATGATGACGCTGCGCCCGAAGAAGAAGCCATTGCTGGTGACGATGAAGATGACGATGAAAATGTTGCCGAAGAAGAATATTTTTCAGATATAGAATAAACCTAAGTCATGTACGCTAGTATTTGTAATCGCATTAAAAATGTTTGTGACCAACATTGTCGTCGGTGAACATATACTCGAACGAGCTGTGTTTGATAACATCAAGCACGCCTCTGAATACGCATTAAGTAAATCGCGTGAAAAAGTTTGGAAACTCACAGATAACTCTGTGTTTTACGGAAACGTAGAATCTCGTGTGTACGAGATAGACATTACACGAAGTTCGGATCACAAAGATGAACATATTCTTTCTTTCCTTGGAACCATCTGAGAACGCGCACATGAATTGTGATCAACACGTCGTTAAGATCCAACTTGAAATAGTTCAAATGCTTTACACGGCGTGGCATTATTCGGGGCAAGAAGACTACATCAAACAGTGTGCACCTTATACAAAAGATGGAACTAGGCGAGGATACCGCCCCGCACACAAGAAACACCCCATGACCATGTGGGTAGGATCATCATTAGAAAACTACCTATTCGCGTGTAAAATAGGAATGGCTCTCACACTAGAATATACAAAACGATATAGAAAGATACATACATGCGCGAAGCACTTACTTTGGCTGTATGATCATCATCCATCTCGATTTGAGAAGAGGGTCAGCGAAACTGCATACTACTCAAAAGAAGGTATACCCGAGTGTATGCCTAAAGAGTATCACTCTTCATCCATAACTGATGCATATCAAATGTATTACATGATGGATAAAATGAAATTTGCTAGATATAAAGATTTCTGTGTTTAATGTAATATGTTAGCTACGGCTAAACTTTTCAGTGCTCCATCTATAAAGGTAAATAAACAAGAAAAACCCCAACCCCAACCCAAACTTTTTAGTGATTTCGTAAAAGGTGTCAAAAAGAATGAAGTACACGATGTCTTGATCAAGCCAAATGATGGACTCGTGTATTACATGAGCGACGACGGCGAAACATCTTTCGCCAATTATATCCCGTCTAACCCATTTTGGGAAATGCTCATGGAAAGTGATGCAAACATCCAAACCGATTTATCGTCGTCCATGTCTTTTGGTGACATCACATCTATTGGATTTACCATACTTTTGTCAATCGCCCTATTCCGTATGTTTATTGGTGGTATGGGTGGTGGCGGGGGTGCGAATCCGTTCAGTATGGGTGAAAAACCACTCGATGTTGAAAATGAAATCACCACGAGATTCGATGATGTTCAGGGCATCGATAATGCAAAGGACGAACTCCAAGAGATTGTTGGTTTCCTTCGTGACCCAACACAATACATCGTCAGTGGCGCGAAGATCCCAAAAGGTGCTTTACTCACAGGAAAGCCTGGTACAGGTAAAACACTCTTGGCTCGCGCTATTGCAGGTGAATCTTCTGTTCCATTCATTCAATGTTCCGGTTCCTCGTTTGTCGAGATGTTCGTCGGTGTGGGCGCGAAGCGCGTGCGCGACGTGTTTGAGATGGCACGTAAGAATCAGCCATGCATCGTGTTCATAGACGAGATCGATGCCATTGGTAAGAAACGTTCCATGAATGGGTTTGCCGCAAATGATGAACGCGAACAAACTATCAACCAACTCTTAACTGAAATGGATGGTTTCGATAACGATTCGCAAATCGTCGTCATCGCTGCCACAAATCGTTTGGACATTCTTGATGACGCACTTCTTCGTCCGGGTCGATTCGATCGCAAGATACAGGTCAGTCTACCAAATGTATATGGTCGTGAAAAGATTTTACAGGTCCACTCGAAAAACAAGAACCTTTCCCCAGAAGTGAGTCTCATGGATGTCGCGAGACAAACGACTGGATTTTCTGGTGCGGATCTTGAAAACCTGATGAATGAGTGTGCCATATATTCAGTCAGGGAAGGTACAAATGTTATCACACCATCTATTATCGAGGATGTCTATCAGCGTGTCGTCGTGGGTGCAAAAGGAGGTAGACCTATGTCCGATGAGCGTAAGAAACGCGTAGCATACCACGAAGGTGGGCATGCTATCATAGGTGTGTTAATGCCAGAATATGACGAGGTTCGTAAAGTGAGTATCATTCCACGCGGTGATGCAGGTGGAATCACTTTCTTTCAACCCGCGAGTGATGAACTCGGTATGTATACAAAGGAATATCTTATGTCTCAGATAAAAGTGGCCTTGGGTGGCCATGCTGCAGAAGAAATCATGTACGGCAAGGACAATGTCACGACGGGTGCAACGAGTGATTTTGCCCAGGTGTATGCCATCGCACGTGAAATGGTTATGAATTATGGAATGTCTGAAGCCATTGGTAAAATCAATGTTCAAGATAATTCACTGTCTCAGCAAACGGCGTATCTCGTTGATCTCGAGGTACATAGAATCACGGATGAATGTTACGTGGAAGTCATAAATCTATTGTCTACCCATAAGGACACACTCATCGCACTCAAGGACATTCTTATTAGGGATGAAATCATAGACGGGAAGGTTGTATATGATATGATAAAAAATGTAGATTAATAGTAGATATGAGTCAGCCAACTACGTATACTACTGGTAGATCAGAAAGTGTGGGTAGTACGCCTACCAAGGAGGGAGAATTTGATGATAGTGCATACAAGACTAAACCTAAAGGTAGTACGCCTACCAAGGGGAGAGTTGTGTCGAGAAGATTATTTACTAGTCCTTCACCAACGAAAAAGGGTAAAGGTGGTACGCCTATCACAAGGAGAGTTGCGATAAGATCACGTGCTAGTCCACGGACGACTAAACGTAAAGGTAGTACGCTCACCGTGGCTCAAGTTGCGCGAGAAGCTTCGGAACAAATAAATACGAGTGGTACTATCCTCCAAACACCACGACGTCAGGGGATACCAAGACCTACAGTCGAACAATTGAGTGAAAATGTGAAAAAACAACGCGAAGCAGGAGTAAGAATGTATAGAAATGTAACTTCTAAAATAAAAAAGATTGAAAATGCCCCCCCACGAGCAAAACGAGAATTGTTTCCAAATAATAAAAAAAATGAAAAACGGGTGAAACTTGAAAGACAACTCGAACTCAAGAACTACGTCACAAAGGCTGATTTTAATAAACTCGTTGAAAAACTTGATAAACCCAGAACACCCGCTGCACAACAACTCACTAAATCAAACATAACTGAATTACTAAAGCCACTCATAAATAAGAAAATGGATGGTCCTAAATATTCTTTGTTTGGATCTTTCTACCCAAAAAATAAGAAAGATGGGAAGCCACTCTTTTCGAGAAAACCCGAATCCGTTGTCAGAGATATAGCAAAGTCTGCATCTAAAAAGTTCAGGAAGGAAATTGTAACTAAGGTAAAAGCTCCAAAAACCCCCGTCTTACCTGTTACGAGAATGCCTACAAGTGGTCAGCGTAAGAAGCATGTGATTGAACTCATCGACCGGGTTATTAAAAAAATGAAAGTTTCGAGAGACACAGAAAAGAAGATTATAGACTTCTACGAAGCCCTAAGTGAAAAATATATAAAAGGGATGTTTGGTGGTAAATCAAAGGAGGAAGTGAGATCTATAATAAAGAAACAGGTTGATTTTTTCAACAAGAAAAAAAAGAGATAAAGAATACACATCATTTCATAAGTAATGAGCTATATAGCATGGGATACGGAGACTACAGGTCTCCCCATGGCCCGAACTCGGGCAACCCCGGATAACATAGATAATTTTAAACACTGTCGTATGTTGTCGTTGGCACTCGTGAAATACACGTCGAGTGGTAGGGAGGTATCTTCGTATCACGGCGTCGTGTATCCATCAGACTTTGAAGTTAAGGCAACTGAAATACATGGAATCACACCCGAGCACGCAAAATCTGTGGGAAAACCGTTCAAGGAAATTTACAACACGTTCCTTGAAACAATACGTGGCGTTGATATTCTTGTTGCACACAACTCACGTTTTGATGAAGACGTGTTATTCTCTGAGTGTTACAGACATGGTTTGAGTGTTGAACCATTTAAACGTATGCAATTTGTGTGTACTTTGGATATGACACGAGATGTGTTCTTGCGTAACATGAAACTGGGTGTTCTCTACCAAAAGCTTTTTGGTCAAGAACTCGAAGGTGCACATGATGCACTTAATGATTCTAGGGGGTGTGGTAGAGTGTACCCTTATTTAAGGGATAAAAAGCCTAATATCAAACCACTTGGTATACCCAAGATCATTCTCAAAGCTTCGGAGGTCGCAGGTATGATTGGAAAGAACCAATACAAAACACCTCTCCAGATCGCAGATGAACTGTGGAGTAAATACATGCCCGAAACATTTGAAGGACGCACGAAGGAGCAGGTGGCCATGCAAGCCATTGAAACTTCACAAGTCGCTAAAGATCTTTTGAAGAATGCCGAACAGTTCAAGTCTACAAACAGTACGAGCGTTGAACAAAAATTTAGGGCTGTTTCTAACCAACTAGAAAAGAACTCGGGACTCAAGAAAGAAGAACTCGATGCGGCAAAGGATCACATACGTAAGACTCTGTATACCAATCACGGGACGAGGCACGAAGATGCGACTGCAGAACACTACGATAATCTCGTTGAGGATCGAACGTTCTATAAGTATGACGTGTGTACACTCGCCGGTACGACATACCAAATAGTGGGACGGATCGACAGGATTCGCGAAAACGATGACGGGTCTCGATCCATCGTGGAAATCAAGAACCGCGCGAGGGGTCTTTTCAGGTCGGTTCGTGAATACGAGGAAATACAGTGTCAAACGTATATGGAAATGCTCGATTTACATGCGTGTACCCTCATCGAACAGTGTGATTCCAAGCGAATGTCACACTACATCCCACGCGAAAAGGAACGTTGGAATGACGTGATTTTACCAAAACTTAAAAACTTCTGTGAGCGATTCCATGATATGCTCTCGTCTAACTAAAAAATGTACTTATTGTGATTCACCTCCACAATAAATACATTTACATATAATAAATGGCTACCCCACCGTCCACCCCAAAAAGAAAGGCACCTGCGTCACCCAATACACCCAGAAAAACACCCAAATTAAATACACCAAAAACTAAATCTATAATATCGGGACTTTCTAAAATGAGAATGTCTCCGGATACAGCGAGAAAACACGTAAAAAGCGTGAAGCGTTCTCTCGCCGAAAATCTTAATAAAATGGCGAGAAGTGCTATTCTCGCCAAAGGTATGAAAGGTTTGAAGACTCAAGTCAGAACACCTTTTCAACTCGCTCAGAATGAAAGAAAAAAGATGGAGAATAAAAAAAATAAAAACAAAAAGTAAGAATGGCACCTAACTGCATACACGGTAAACCGATCTCTCAGTGTGACATATGTAAATATGTGAATAGCATAATGACTCAAGGTACCATAAATAGTAACAAAGCGCACATAATATCGGTCGGTATAAAATCAGCCAATTTTAATGATAGTCGTAATTTAATTCGAAATTCTACACAGAACCCACTTAATGCATCAAAAAGAATTACGATAACACCGTCTTTGCGTAAAGCAGCTAAGGCGTATATGAATAGTGCATCTAAAAATACAGCTGAGAAGCTTCAGGATGAACTCGCGATTGCATCTGTGTTCATGGACGTATCACCCAGACCTTATAAGAGAATATCGGGTCGTAGTACTACCGATGTTATGGCTATGTTTTCTAAAATGGGGTTACCTAATACACCAGGAGCACCCGTACCCCGAGCTAACCCCCCGCGGGGAATGATTCGACCGATTGTACCCGCTAATACGACTGTAACAGGTAATAGTACTATGACCCGCCCATCTCCATTGAGAATCAACAACACGTCTAGAATTAGTACGACGATTTCATCAATTGTTCGTCCCAGATCACCCCAATCGAAGCGTAATCTACCACCCAAGAAAAAGTCTAAAAAATCTAAGTAGACTGTATGGTGTCTCTCGAAGACTTCATCCGAAACACCGCTATTTTTGGTAATGGTTTGTGTTTGGTAGACAGTGTTTTGAGAATCATAAAATTTGGAAAGTAAAAATAAAAAAAATATTTTTTTAGAAACTTTCTTTCGAAAAAAGAATTAGAAAAAATTATTTTTTTTTCGAAAGGATTTAAAAACTAGAATCTAATATTTACCATAAGATGATTGAGTTGGTTTCAGAAAGGCTTAATCTCGGTAAAGAGAAATATGGTCACGGTGTTCGCACACACATGGATACCACGACGTGGGGAACCCCCAAAAATTCGTGGATCGAGATGGCGATAGAGGAGTACCTAGACGCCATCGTGTACACGGTCGCCGATTACATACGTAAGTTCGAAGAACCTTCTCAGCCCGATGATAACACCAGAATCATGGAACTCACGAAGAACCCCGAACACATGTTGAGTTCGTGTCACGAAAAACTCGTGAATTCTCTAAAAGAACTCGTGGAATTATCGTTAGCAATAAAATAATGACTATTATTAGATATGTCTAACGGTGCAGTTGCTCAACTGATCTCTCGGGGCAAACAAGATGAACACATTACTGGTAACCCCCAGATAACATTTTTCAATTCGACTTTTAAAAGGCACAGTAATTTTTCCACTTTCACTCAGGAGCAAACTATAGAGGGTATACCTAAAGCTGGTGGTACATCCCGTGTCGTCTTTAAGCGTTCCGGTGATTTATTGGGGCATGTATACATCGATGTGAAATTGGGTGGTGAGGCACAATTGGTAGAAAATTGGACTGAGTTGATCGAGTGTGTTGAACTATACATAGGGGGTCAATTGGTCGATTGTCAAGACTCCGAATTTTCTGAAGACATTGCGATTGATTTATTAGCTTCTACGTTTTCAAAGAGCTATTCTGCGAGTCTTCACGGGGGTATAGGTTCCAGTTCATTTTTTTACCCATTAAGATTCTTTTTCTGTGAATCTTGGCAATCTTCTATTCCTATCGTAGCTTTGCAATATCACGACGTTGAATTGAAAATTAAGTGGGCGAGTACATTCAATGAAAGTTATTCGTGTCACCTTAATGCGCGTTACGCATGTTTGGACGAACACGAACGCAATAAAGTTGCTCTTTCTGAACACAACATGCTCATTTATCAAGTTCAGAAAAATAAACCAATGAATGAGACTGTGCAACAACTCACGTTTAATCACCCAGTAAAATTTTTGGCGAGTAGTAACGTGAGTTCGGATAACAATCTTGTCTCTCGTTCAAATAAGATTAAAATTCAAATAAATGGTTCCGATGTAGATGACTATAAGGTGAGTGTACCTTATTACACATCTGTCCCATGTTATTACAACACAGAATATTCAACTTCAAATGCAGAAGGTATGTTTGTATATCCATTTTGTCTCGTGACGTCTAGGTACCAGCCCACAGGAACGCTTAATTTCAGTAGAATAGACAGTTGTACCATACACTGTACTGAAAAGATAAATAGGTCTATATATGCAGTTAATTATAACATTTTAAAAATAAAAGATGGTATGGGACGTGTTTTATACGTAGACTAATTTCTTTTTTATTATTAAACGATAATGGGTAGAAAGGATTATTCACAGAGTAGCGTTTTGGGCACTCTCGTGGGTACTGCCACTAACCGTTACGAAAAATTGGATAAAAATTTGGATACATTAAAATCCTTAACCGATCCGGATAAAAAGCCTAATAACAGACTTCATTATTCTATTTATCCGCAAGTTCAAGAAGAATATAATGCAACTATAACACAGTTAACACAATTGGATTTCTATTCGCCTATTATACGTATATTGGGTGATAACCCCACGTCTCACGCCGTAGATACACCGTATGAGGATAAGGGTGTGGTATTAGAAGATTATGGTTCGGAATTGACATCTACGGTTTCCACTGTAAATACCAACGTATTCGGTGTTTTCAATGTGACTTATACTGCGAGTGACGGTATTAACCCAGATACAGTTGTTACTCGTACAGTTAAAGTGGGTTTACCGCCAGATGCTACCATAAATGGGGACAATCCATATAAATTGGAAAGATTCGATATTTATAACGACGATGGTATAACTGTAAATGATTCGAATTCTGCGCTGACGTCAACAACTAGTACGGTAGATAATACACAGGCTGGTATATATACTGTGAACTATGTAGTTTCTAATCCAGCATTCACAGAAGTTTTTTCTAGACGGGTGATAGTTGAAGATACTGTGCCCCCAGTTATTACTATAGTGGGTGATAACCCATATACACTCGAAAGATTTGACGTGTACAATGATCAGGGTGCAACAGTTGATTTGGGATCGGAACTCACGAATACAGATTTGTCAAATGTTCAAAATACAAATATTGGAACCTTCGATATTGTTTACACTGCGTATGACGGTAATACAACTGTCACCGCTACAAGAACTGTTAACGTAGTGGATACAGCACCACCCGTTCTCAATTTGATAGGGGGTAACACACTGACACTTGAAAGGTTCGCAGTTTATAATGATCCGGGTGCTACGGTTGATGAGGGTACAACTCTCACTACTGATTTGAGTAATGTGTCTAACGTACTCCAACATGGATCATCATTCGATGTCGTGTATACCGCGAGTGATGGTAATACAGCACATGATGTTACGTTAATACGAACTGTGACTATCGCAGATACAACACCTCCATCTTTGCAATTGCTTGGTGATAACCCTTTTGTGATGGATATATTTGGTTATTTCCCAGATTTGGATCCCGGTTATATAATTGATGAAGGTACGACTCTAGTGAGTAAAGTAAGTAATATAAATAACACACAAGTTGGTGTTTATCAAGTTGATTATACTGCGAGTGATGGCGTAAATACAGATGTTACACTGAGAAGAATTGTTGTCATTAACGATGATATTCCACCGGTGATTACTATACTTGGTGATAACCCATACATACTCGAAAGGTATGATTTGTATATTGACCCGGGTGCTAATGTAGATATTGGTTCTACCTTAACAACTACGGTATCTAACGTAGACAATACTATACCAGGTAGCTATACAGTTACATACACTGCAACCGATAATGTCAACTCCCCTACGACCGCTGTAAGAGTTGTAGAAGTTGTTGACACAGAAGCTCCTATTGTAACTCTTAATGGCGCTAGTACAGTAATACTCGAACGTTTCGGTGTGTTTGCTGATATTGATCCGGGTGTTACCATTGAATATCCGGGTGTGTTGTCTAATATAGATTTAACTAATTTGGATAATACTGTACAAGGTAACAACACAGTTACATACTATGTTGTAGATGATAACGAAAACACGAATGTTATCTCGAGGCATGTATTAGTGCAAGATACAGTTGCACCCGTAGTATCATTGGTAAATCCAGCTTTTTTGGTCACTGTAGAAAGAAATGCAAATTGGGCAGACTATGATCCAGGTATTATAATGGATGCGGGATCTTATTTAGATCACATAGATGTTGATACAACACAAACGGGTTATACAATCGCTCGATATGTTGTGAGAGATGGTACAAATGAAACAACAATTGATAGAACTATTTTCGTAGAAGATACAACTTTACCAGTCATAACAATAAATGGTGATAACCCCTATACACTCGAAAGATTTGATGTGTATAATGACCCGGGTGCGGTGGCTGATATAGGTTCTACCCTAAATGCAGTTGATACGAGTAACGTGAATAATTTATCAGTTGGTTCATATAACATAGTGTACAGTGCCACTGATAATAATGGAACTTCGATCGCTGTGAGAGTCGTAAATGTTGAGGATACAGTTGATCCATTAATTAATGTGTATGGGTATGAACCGCTTTACATGAATGTAAACGATGTTTACGTGGAGTCAAATGTATTCTTTGATGTCGGTTCGAATCTGGTGAGCATAGATGCAACCCAAGTGAATAACACAATACCTGGTACATACACGGTTACTTATACTGCCACGGATGGTGTAAATTCTAACCAATACGATAGAACAGTCATAGTACAGTCTTCAGTTGATAGACCTTTAACAATTAATGGCACACCAATAACTGTAACTACATTAAGTGATCCATACGATGATTTAGGTGTTACTGTAAATTCATCGTATACACTCACATCGACTACATCAAATGTTGATAATTTGAAATTGGGTACATACACAGTTAGTTATTACGCGACTGATGGTGTTTCAAATGCTTTAGCTGTAAGAAGAGTTGAGGTTGTGAATCCGCCATACATAGTGATAAGTGGTGATAATCCATACACACTCGAACGTTATGATACTTTTGTGGATCCAGGTGTTGTACTTGATCCAGGTTCTATCATAACATCTAATGTATCTACCATAGACAATAC